GCAACCTGGCTATGTAATCGCTGTAGCGGACCGAAATCTCTCCGGGCGCGACCTGGGCGGCCGTATCTCTGCGGTGAATGGTCGCGTGCTGACGCTGGACAGGGCGCCGGATGCTTCAGCAGCCGACAGGATGATTGTCAATCTTCCATCGGGTGTTTCACAGTCACGCACCATTCAGTCGATAACGGGCAATAAAGTGACTGTTACGACCGCTTACAGTGAAACGCCTGTGGCTGAGGCTGTATGGGTCATTGAGTCTGATGAGCTCTACGCGCAGCAGTATCGCGTTATTACGGTAACTGATAATAATGACGGCACGTTCACAATTGTCGGTGCAAATCACGATCCGGATAAATTCGATCGCATCGATACCGGAGCCATCATTGACCAGCGGCCGGTGAGCGTGATTCCGCCGGGCAACCAGTTGCCACCTGCGAACATCGTGATCAGCTCGTTCTCTGTGGTGCAGCAAAATATCAGCGTCGAAACAATGCGCGTGAGCTGGGACCAGGCGCAGAACGCTATCGCCTATGAAGCGCAATGGCGCCGCAACGACGGGAACTGGGTTAACGTGCCGCGCAGCTCCACCACGTCATTCGACGTCCCCGGGATTTATGCAGGGCGCTACCTGGTGCGCGTGCGCGCAATCAATGCCGCAGAAATCTCGTCCGGATGGGGCTATTCAGAAGAGAAAACGCTGACGGGTAAAGTGGGCAACCCACCGAAGCCGGTCGGCTTCATCACTTCTGAAAACGTGGTATTCGGTATCGAGCTGAACTGGGGATTCCCCGCGAATACCGACGACACGCTGAAGACGGAAATTCAGTACAGCCTGACCGGTACCGAAGACGATGCGATGCTGCTGACCGATGTGCCTTACCCGCAGCGCAAATATCAGCAGATGGGCCTTAAGGCTGGGCAGATTTTCTGGTACCGCGCGCAGCTGGTGGACCGTAGCGGCAACGAATCAGGTTACACAGAATGGGTGCGCGGTCAGGCCAGTATCGATGTGTCTGACATCACCGATGTGATCCTGGAGGAGATTAAAGACTCGGATACCTTCAAGGACCTGCTCGAGAATGCGGTGGACAGCAATGAAAAAATTGCTGGCATGGCTGACGACATCAAACAGGCCAACGACAAACTGGAGCAGCAGGCGAAGTATATCGCCAAAAATGCCCTGGACGTCGGGAAGGTTCAGACCAGCTTTAATGAGCTTTCGAGCACGGTCGGTGAAGTGTCGTCTTCCCTCTCAGAGCTTGAGCAGACCGTTGTGACGGCTGATGCCGCGCTGGGCCAGAGAATCGACTGCATCAGCGTGTCTATGGACGGCATGACGGGCGGGGTCAAGAACTCCGCCATCGCGATTATCCAGAACGGGCTGGCGCAGGTGGCCACACGCAAAAGGCTATCCGCAACGGTCGCCGGTAATAGTGCGCAGCTGGATCGTATTGATGAGGTAATCGTTAACGAGAAGGAGGCAACGGCGCGCTCTCTGCTGAGTCTGCAGACGGACGTTAACGGCAACAAGGCATCCATCAACACCCTGAACCAGACATTCTCGGATTACCAGCAGGCTATGGCCACGCAGGTAAACAGCATCACAGCAACAGTCAATGGTCACACTTCTGCGATCACCACCAACGCGCAGGCCATAGCGAACGTAAACGGCGACCTGAAGGCGATGTACAGCATCAAGGTCGGGCTTTCGAGCAATGGTCAGTATTACGCGGCAGGGATGGGGATCGGCGTTGAGAATACGCCGTCCGGCATGCAGTCGCAGGTTATCTTCCTGGCTGACCGTTTTGCGGTGACTCACCAGGCCGGAGCTACGGTTACGCTTCCATTCGTTATTCAGAACGGGCAAACCTTTATCCGCGATACAGTTATTGGAGACGGGACGATTGGAAACGCCAAGATCGGTAGCTACATCCAGTCATCCACTTGGGACGGCACCGGGAACGTTGGCTGGCACATCAATAAGTCGGGCTATGCAACCTTCAACAACGTGACCGTTCGCGGCTCGATTTACGCCACAAACGGTAATTTTTCATTTAACGGATCCGGTAATACCACAGTCATTAACGGTAATGGTGTCACCATCAATATTCCGGGTGGTGGCCGGATCGTACTTGGAACATGGTCATAAAATGCCGACAGGATTATTGATAGAACTGAATGACGGCGGAAAGCGTATGGAGATAACGGCGGGCCTGAGATGCCCGTCGTATGGGGCCAGTTTTGACAGTGGCTACCAGAAAGCAAAATACGCGGATATTGCCGGTTTTGTTTCCGGGGCGCAGGTGTTGTTTATCCCGCACGCTACGGCTTACCTTGATTCAGGGCTGCTTCATAAGATGAACTCGGTCACCATATCGGGGGGCCGCGTCACGCAGAACTCAACGATGAAAGACAACCGCATCAGCGAACGGGATAGCACTTACACGTTTCCGGGAAGCCTATGGCAGATATTCCCGACAGGTCAGCGAAGTGGGGTGGGCTTGCTCATCAGCAACAGTACAGACTTCACCTCGATAACTAATGCCACACAGTCAGGCCAGTGTATCTGGAAGGGTACCGTTAATGTTCCGACCGGGGGTTGGGCGGTTCCCACGATAGCAGGTTATGACAAGTCGAAATATATCGTTTTTGGACGCTGCAACAGCGGCAATACGATTGACTTCGACGGAAATACGGTCAGGTTCTTCAGCCCTCCGTCCACGAATGATGACGCCCCCGCAACCGGCACGATAGACATCGTTATCTTCGCCAGCGGCGTAGCGCCGCAGCCTGGTACCGGCCTCAATATTTTCAATGCTGCCGGTGCCTGTACGTTTTCAACCACAAAACGGCCATTCGTATATCTGAACCAACTCTGGAGCCCTTCGACAAGCGCCGTGAGCATCGGTAGCGGCTATGTTCCGCTGGGGAGATTTGGGCTGATGGTTCATATGGTCAATGGCATGTACGTGTATCGGATGTTCGGGATAAAAATACAGAACGGGAACGCTTCAGTTCAGGGCGGGAAATATCTTGGTCGCGAGCAGTATGCCATTTTCGGCAATAACACTATAACGCCGCTCAGCCTTCCGGTTCTGCCTGATATGTACGTCTGAATTAACTGTGTATTCAAATCAACCTCGCTTCGGCGGGGTTTTTTATTGCCTGGAGAAAATATGCTTTATAACACCGGCACCATCGCCATTAACGGAAATACCGCAACCGGCACCGGCACGAACTGGACGGCACCCGCCAGCCAGGTTCGCGCTGGCCAGACAATTATCGTTATGTCCAACCCGGTGCAGATGTTCCAGATTTCATCCGTGAACAGCGCCACGGCAATGACGGTAACGCCTGCTGCATCACCGGCGCTGAGCGGTCAGAAGTATGGAATCCTTGTGTCGGACAATATCTCGGTGGACGGCCTGGCACAGGCCATGTCGCAGCTTATCAAAGAGTATGACGAGAACATTGGCGCGTGGGAGACGTTCGCCACCACCTCAGCAAACCAGAGCATCACAGTTACCATAAACGGCACCTCTGTAACGATCCCCGGCATCGGTAAACTGGCGCAGAAAGGGAGCAACGGAGCTCTCCCTATTGACCAGGGGGGGACCGGAGCAACGAAGCCAGAAGACGTTCGCACAAACCTCGGTTTGGGAATATCGGATACAGTGATGCTTGCAGGTGTTACCGCAACGACCGGGGATTTGAATGTACAGTCAACAACAGGGAGTGTACGTTACAACGCAGTGGCAGGCGGAGAACATGTTTTTAACTCTGCTGCGCAGCGCGCTCTTTTTAATTGCCCTGTTGCTCTCGCCGCTGGCTCGATTACTATCCCAAACACTGCATCAGCGACCGCACCTTCTGGCCCCGGTATACGTGGTATTTATGCAGGCGCAGACACAGCCAACTTTGACAATGCATCTAACATCAACCTTTATTCATGGTACGGGATTGGTTTCTGCACCGCGTACACATCACCAACTAATGGTGTTCAGGAAGGCAAGCCCGCCGTGTACATCAATACACGAAATGGAACAATTAACGCGAAAGGGGCGGTTCAGGCCAACGGCGTTACTCTTACGTCAGACTGGAACGCAAAAGAGGAAGTGAACATCATCGAACCTGCGGAGGCTCTGGAAAAGATAGCCGCGCTTGATGGTTACACGTTCCGCTATAAGAATGCAGATTCAAAGAGATTAACCGCTGGCGCGCTTGCGCAAGATCTCGATTTAGTGATTCCCGACCTGGTTATTCATGATGAAGCTACAGATTATCTTGTTGCCGATTATATGGGGCTGATCGGCTATCTGATTGCTGCTGTAAAAGGGTTGAAACTGCAAATCGACGAGATTACCAACGGAGAAAATTTAAACAATAACAAAGGGACAAATGCAGAGGGGGAACTGACCGAGCAGAACGGCGCGTGAAAAATTTTAAAGGTCGGTTTAGGAGACAGCGCCACAGCCAACTTCGGAAGCCTCGAAATTGGAGCGAAAAAAGCCTCTTCTGCAAGCTTTGTGGACTTCCATTTTCTGGGTACTAATGACTATGACGCGCGTATTCTCTGTGGCGGTAATTCTAATGGAGGGATCGGTAAAGGAGACTTCACTTTTTACGCAGGAAAATACGTTTTCATAGGAGACAGTTTCGAGTTTCGTAACCCAATAAACTGCCAGAACAGCATCAGCGCCGACGGCTCACTGAGAGCAACCACATCATCAAATATATGGGCTTCCAGCGATACGCAGAATGCCCATGTGTGGTTTTATGGTGTCGGTGGGAATGCATCGCGCGGGGTAATCTATGCTGGCAGGGATGGCACTATGCGAATCAGGCCAGATAATAATGATAATGGTGGGGCGAATGGATATAGCTTCACTTTCGGAGCCGATGGCAGGTTTACCTGCGTTTCCGTAAACCAGACCTCAGATGAACGGGTTAAATTTGATAAAGAACCCGTCAGCAAGGCTCTGGAGAAAATATGCTCTCTGACGGGCTACACGTTCGGCATTCAGCTCACAGAATCGGAGTCGGTACACAGCGCAGGCATCATCGCCCAGGAACTGGAACAGGTTCTGCCCGTTGCTGTGAGTTCTGGCGGAACAGGAACAACTCCAGATGGAGAGGAAATTAACGACCTTAAAACAGTGGATTACAGTACCATGAGCGCCCTGTATGTTGAGGCCATCAAAGAACTGGCCGAGAGGTTAAAGATCATTGAAAAAGAACTGGCCGACCTCCGCGGTCCGACAGTTGCCTAACCTTCTCCGTCACTTTGCAGACTGTACTGTCCACACCTGAAAACTGAATCAGCGGGCATATCGAGCCGAACATCGATCCAGCTGTTCACCGGCACGTCCATCGGTTCCCCTTTCGTTTTGACAATCTCCCCGTCATCGCCCAGCATGTATTTGCGCTTAAACAGGCGGATTGTCAGGCCTCCGTTTTCGGTCTGCTCAGCTTCAACTACGCCAAGTTCTCCCATGCCGCCAGGGTCCATTGGCGGCAGGAGCTGCCAGCCTTCCGACGCAAGACCATCGGAGCCCGCCAGGACGTAAACGCCGATATCGAGCCGAGAGATTGTGATACCTTCAGCCTCGGCGTTCGCAGTTCCGCAGCCGCACCAGGAGAAACCATCCTCTGCTATATCGGCGCGCTGGCAGGCTTCCTGGTTCGCTACGATTCGGGCAACCGGAGACGCAGCCTTTAGGGTGCCATCGCTGGCCTTTGTGGTATTGCCCGTGGTGTAAGCCTCCTGATATGACCAAGACGAGCCACTGTAATACGAAAACCACGTTCTCCTCAGAATGTAAGCCTGATGAATGCGTGTCGGACGGCTTCCCCGGTTGACGACTATTGACGTAATACCCGTATTTGCAGTTAACCCAAGCTGGGTAAGACCATCATTGGAGTGAGAGGTGAAACAGGTAGGTGTGAATGCATCCATAGCGTCCAGTAGTGGTCCGTCGCCGTGGATAGACCCAATACCGAATGCGCCTACCTGCATCACGTTATTTGCGGCGGTTCCGACGTCCTTCGTCGCGCTACTTCCTAAACCGACGTTTTATAGATTGTCACGAGGCGGCATGGCCGATAACTTCACCTGATTTTTTTGCAGAATTTATTGGGTGAAAAATATGCAAATTGGCTATGTCAGGGTGTCAACAAATGACCAAAATACGGATCTTCAGCGACAAGCGCTCGAACGCGCAGGATGTGAGCAGATTTTCGAAGAAAAAATGAGCGGAACAGTGGCGAACCGGCCAGCGTTGAAAAAGCTTCTTAAGGCGCTGAATGAGGGGGATACGCTGGTGGTCTGGAAGCTGGATCGCCTTGGGCGCAGCATGCGGAATCTGGTGCTGCTGGTGGAAGAACTCCGGCAGCGTGGCATTCACTTCAAGAGCCTCACGGATAGCATTGATACATCAAGCCCGATGGGCCGCTTCATCTTTCATATCATGTCAGCTCTGGCTGAAATGGAGAGGGAGTTGATAGTGGAGCGCACCCGGGCTGGGTTGGCCGCAGCCCGTGAGAAAGGGCGAATCGGTGGGAGGCGGCCAAAATTGACACCTGAGCAATGGGCTCAGGCTGGCAGGTTAATCGCAAACGGAGTGGATCGGAAGCAGGTGGCGATCATTTACGATGTGGCCGTTTGTACTCTATATAAAAAATTCCCAGTAAATAAAGACGTTACACGAACTTCAACACATTAAAATTCATCCGGGTTATTCGATGTGCTTATGCCAATTTTGATCAGGCTCAATACTACCAAGCCAAGAGCCACAACTACGGTACTTGCGATTATAAACGTTGCCATGTTGAACATTTTTTATGAACTTTTTATTTAGACAATACGGAACTGCAAACGTTCAGAACAAAAAAATCTTAGTATGAGAGCAGGATGTTTGATGTTTCGGACAGCCATATGTAAAAATGAGCTACGATTGCTGGGCACTGTTCGGTAATTCGAATATTGAATGTTACAACCATGAAGATTCTGTTTGTACATAAGATTCATGTAACAAGAGGATCTACTGAAAGGAATGATGAGAGATGTGTGGGGGCTTACCTTAGTTGAATTTATTGCTATCAAGCGGAATCTTGAGAATATTTCTGATACATGGTCAGATCTCTGGGCAATGTTGTATCTGAGTCAGGCTAAGCCCGGACAGCTTCTTGGGGCAAAGTTCGATGATGTGAGCCATGATATTATTGTTCTTTCAGCCACAAAAGGACTGAGGGAAAGATGCATTGCTCTTAAGCCAGGAGTTAAAAGAATTTTCCACTCCCGCAGGGAGAAGTATCCTGAAGATGTGTTTTTGTTTCAGAGCCATTCACATCGTACCAAGACAACTCCAAGCCCGGTAACGTTAGTTGCATTTAATGCGGCACTGAAAAGGGCATCTATTGGAGTGACCGCAAAAACAGTGAGTAGTAAAAGTGCTTATTATTTAACGCCACTAAGATGATGTGCCGTTCAATATCGGGAAAGTACGATGGGTAGTGGTGCATGTCTGCGTAGTTGAAGGTATGCACGAGGCGAACACGGGTTTTGCTAATCATTCACCAGCCACATATTTGCGTCTTCAAACATTTCCTCCAGCATGCGGTTCAGTTTTTCCTGAACACTTTATACTGGCGTCGCTATTTAACGCGTTAGCCTGCATCGGCTTTACTCTCACCTCGGCATCAGGGAAAATCTGATGCACTCGCTTCGTCAATTCGGCCAGGATAATCTCTCAGGCACCCGCCAAACCCTCAACGTTTCGGTTGTCACAAACCAGTTCTACAAACAAACCGATCCAATCAGATCGGTGGGGATTATGCTGGGGAACATGTAGCTTAAAGTGGCACGTCGCGAAACTGGAAGGAGCTACGCAAAAGAAGGGTGTTTGGGGGCAAATTTGGGGGCAGAAATGCTGAAAAGGGGCAAAAAAAGGGCACGAAAAATGTAGTTCTGGGTAGCTTCAGGGGGAAGTTATTATGCTATAACCACTTGAATAAATTGATAAAATAAATGATATCAATAAGTTGGCAAAATCAGCGTAGCTTATTCAGGTTGTATTGCTCTTTCTTATTAATTTCTTGATTTTGTTGCATTTAATCTGTACTCAAATTTCAAATGGGGCACCAGTGGGGCAAACGGTTTAGAGGGGCAGCTTCTTTCCGCATTGCCCTCTCTTTGCTGTTCATCTCTTCACTCTATGAAGCTTAGATTTCAAACACCCTCTGCGCATTTTAGTGCCCCATCTGACTGGCAATAAAAGACGGGTCAGCGCCTGCGGTTAACCACCAGCATGCGAAAGTGTGCCGTGTATGGTACGGATTGTTGCGCCGAATGCCAGCACGTTTTACAGGATTTTGAATTGTGGACGGCAGCAACCTTGCTTTGTGATATCGCGTATAATGCGGCTTCGACATACTCTGAACATTCCAGTGGCTTGTGCTATGACCCTCAATCGCTTTTGTTATTTGCTTCTGTTGATCGCCGCAATCGGAAGTCTATTCACCTCGCATCCGTTTATCCTGTGGCTCCTGCTTATCAACGTA